GGTTTTCTTGTTTAAGTACGGAAAGAAGATCTTTGACAAGATTCAAGAACAAATGAATCCTGAATTTGCAGACGAATCAACAGTCAATCCGTTTGACTTTTGGAAGGGTGCTAATTTCAAGTTGAAGGTTCGTAAGGTTGAGGGTTATGTTAATTACGACAAGAGTGAGTTTAGCGCAGCATCTGCTGTGTTTGATGGTGATGATGCCAAGATTGAAGCTTTGTGGAATAGTCAATATCCACTGAAGCCCTTTGTTGATCCAAAGGAATTCAAGTCATACGCAGAACTCAAGGTAAAGCTTGTGGATGCCCTTGGCGGAGATCTTCGTAGTGAAGCGGGTGAAGAGGATACTTTTGAATCAGACACAAAGGCTCGTCAAACGACACGTCCTAGTCGAAATGCTCCAAAGCAGCAAACTGAAGACGTTGATGTTGATACGTATCTTAAGTCACTTGGTGATGAGTAATAATTCAGGTTTTACTCGAATTAAAAGAAACCCCCAGCAATGGGGGTTTTTTATTAACCCATATTTGTTCTCCAACTAGGCATTTGTTGGTAATCTCTACGTAAACCAGAAATATAATCCGCAACAATTGTTGTGTTTGTGGTGGTGTGACTTGTGGTACTATTATCAGAAACACTAGAATTATTTACATTGCTTTCGTTTAATGCATTTGATCCAGTTTTACTGAGTAAATTCATCACTTTTGCAGTTTTTTGAGTTATATCTTGAATACTTGTTCTATTATGAGCGGCACTTTTTGCTTCCCTAATAAATCTATCTAAATTATTAATATTATTAAGTTCTTTATTTTCGTTCTGTATTCGTCCTTCTTCTCTTTTTTTACGTTCCTTGGCTGTTTTATTTTTTTTATCTTGTATAGCATTTTCTTTATTTTTTTCTGCTTCTGTTTTTTTTAACCACGCATCATATAAAGCTTCATCATCAGCCTCAGCATCTGCACGATCTTTTTGTGGTTTTTCTATTTCTTCAAAAAAACCAGTAGTATCGTTATATTCCATCGTATCTGGATTATAGTTTACTGGATATACTTTATTTAAATTAGGAGATGTATTTTTACTCAAATTTACTGGAGATGTTTTGTTTACTGGAGATGTTTTGGGTTCTTTTTTAGGAAGCATAATAATTCGTTTCTGTGTTGTGGTTTAATCTATCAGTTTCTTCTTGTAAATATGTTCTTATTTGTTCTATGTAGACCGATCTTTCCCAAGGAAACATGTTTTCTATTTCATTTAGACTATAATGATGATGATATTTCATTTGAAAATTTTGTCGATAATATAATTCTAAAGTCAGATGATCAAAAAAAAAATTAATTAAATTGAAAATTCCTTTTAATGTTATATTACGTAATATTCCATCTGAAGTTGTGTATTTACAAATAATACGTACAGAAGGTAATGAATCAAAATATTCTATTATTAATTTAAATTGTTGTGGTGTTAAATTATGAATAAACTCTATTATTTCTTTTTCGTTTTTATCTTTACAATCTATAACTTCTTTTTGAGTAATAATTTGTTTTACGCAAGAAGCAATAAAATTATATACCATTTTATCATCATTTGTATAATTTGGATACTTTAATAATGTTTTTATTGTTGGGGGAGATAATACTATTAATAGATCATCTTTTAATTTTATTTTATTATTTTTATTCTTTTTGACTACAGAAACATCAGTATTTAGATTTATACTAATATTTACTGATTCGTCTGTCTTTGGACAAGTAATACTAAACGATTCTACTTCACCTAATGATTTTGATCTGAGTAGTAAAAATGCTTGTTCAAAATCACAAATACTATATAATTGCATATTTTCTTTAAAACATGAAGACATTATATCAATTAACGTTTTTAATATAGTTATTTTGTCTTCTGATTGTTTGGCTAATAATAAAGATTTTTCTTCTAATACTATAATTGGTCTAAAACAAACATCTTTCCCAGAATCTAATTTTTGGCAATATTGGGGAAAAGATGAAATTATTATATCTTTTAGTGGCATTATATAATCCTTTAGGTTGTAGTATAATATCTATAATTCATATCAACCATCATAGTTAAAAACATATTTTGTGAATTACTATTCATTTCTGTCGGAATAATCATTTTGGGATAAGCATCATATAATGTAATTGTGTTCTTAATCTCTCCATCAAGACCTAATGCTTGAATAACAACTGTTCCTACAATATTATTCCAATATTGAACTCTAGCAGAATTATTATACCCAGTACCAACTTGATCAGTTTTTACAAAAACAAGATCAATCCAAGATTCAAAAAATTTTCTAATATTCCAGTTAGAATCTATAATAAATTCAATTAATAACCTATCATCATATGCTCGTTTGAGGGGAATTTGAATAGATGGACCAGATGGGGACATATTATCTTCTCTGTATAATATTGATTGAGATGGTATTTGTACCATATACGCAAATATATTGTCATTTGAGATGGTATTTTTAGCAGAGAGAGATTCTGGCGGAAAAAGTTTTACATTAAATCTGTTAGATCTTTGAAATCCAGACATTCTGGAAAATAACATTATTAAAGAATCAATGCTTGAATTTGTATTATCATTACTCATAGTATTATCTGAATAGATTATCTTCTGTTAAAATTTTAAAAATCCATCCTTTGTTTTTACAAAATATTTCTGCAGCTTTCCATTTGCAATTATTAGTTTCGTATAAAATGCATTCATTGAGATGAGCACGTTTATTTTTTTTTGGAGTCGGTTTTATTGTTTGCTTTTTTGGTTTAATTTCTATTACATATGTTTCTATAATCCCATTTTTTTCTGTTTCAAATAAAAAATCAGGATAATAATTATGTACTCTTCTGTCTATACTAGATAGGTAAGGAATTGTCAATTCTTCACTACACCACCGAATAATATTAGTATTTTGGTCTAGATATTTACAAAATTTACGTTCCCACGTAGATCTACATATAATATTATTAGAATTACCTATATATTTTGTAATAAATTCGGGTTTGTACTTAGTTTTGTATGCCATATCTATAACTATATATCTATACACCACATGACAAACTTTCAATTTCCTCCAACAAATGATCCATTTTCTAATGATATTCCTGTTTGGATGAATTTTTATGCTGCACCTTACAGTACATTCTCTGGTAGTAGAACTAGAGATTCTATTGTTTCTAGAAATTATCTTCATATAACTTTACCGTATCCACAAGAGCACACAACATCAAACACTCAGCTATACAATAAGGCTGGGTCCAAAAACAATAGAATTATAGAAAAAGGAGCGGCAGGAGCTAGGCAAATGGCAAAGGCTGTATTTGACAAATTTGCTGAATCAACCGAATCCTTTTTTTCAGGAGGTAATATAATCACATTTGATCATTTTGAAACACAACTAGAACCAGGAGCAAGAAGAACTCATAGATTTAATATTCTTATGATTGCAAAAAGTGCAGAACAGGCGGAACAGGCAAATAAAATTGCTTTAGCTTTTCAGACAAATGTGTTTCCTTCATCGAATACATCGTCTATTTTGACTATGAGACATCCTCCATTATGGTGCTTTAAAGCAGTCGTAATAGGTTCTGATGATTTCAATGTTAGATCATATTGGGACGGACAGCCCCTAGTTTCAGTTTTAAGTCTTGTGGATATTAATAGATCCCCAATATTAAATGCTCCATTTATTACTGTTGATTTTAAGCCAGTGGCAATATCCATAAAACTTAGTTTCATAGAACTAGAACCAGCACTACAAAAATTCGACGGTAGTTTGGAAATTTGGAGCAGGTCGGAAAGATTAGATAAGAGTTTATAATGTTTGAATTTTTTCCAAAAATTAATTATAATTTTAATGGTACTATACACACAGTAACTAACATATTTAAGAGTATTAATCTAGACTTAGATAGTGCAGTAGACATATCTGAAATGTATATAACTCCAGGAGAACGACCAGACAATATATCAAACAAATTATATAACAAAAGTAATTTATACTGGTCTTTGTTTTTAGTTAATAATATTAAAAATCCATTAAAAAATTGGTCATTGTCTCAAAATAGTCATGATACCGAAACAGAAATAAAATATAGTGGATGGGAATATCAGTTTGCTAATATTTCTCCATTTAATTCAGGAAATACTTTTAATTTTGATAATAACAAAATTAATTCTTATAATGGAGTGAATTTTGATGATATTTTAGAAGGAGATTTGATCATTTATGAAACAGGAATTGGTTCTTATTCAATTCAATGCATTGGTTCTGGTGGTCTTACTAGTGATAATTCCTTTTGCAGTAGTCCGCAATATGGTCAAAGCAATATTCCAGAAAATTTTGACGATCAAAGTTCCGTAATCAATACAACTTGTGGTGCTCATTTTACTGCATGTCTCACATCAAATGGGTATATACGTGTTTGGGGTAAATTTTCTCCTATTTCTTCATTTACTAAGGAAGTAAATCTTTGGAAATCTAATATTGGAGGATATACCTTTATTTACGGAAATGGAGATACACTTCTTGCTATAAAAGACCAAAGCGGAATTGTTGAATGTTATGGTGATTGTACTGCATTTACTAATTTTGGAGTTAGTGCTTTTACAGATTATTCTAAAATTGCCTGGGCTTCTAATGGTATTTGTGGTGGAGTTGCTATTACTACTTCTGGATCTACTAGACATTTTGGATTTACTGGTTTTCAGTCAGATATGGGTGCTACTTTTTCTAATATTGCTTGTGGTTCTAACTTTTGTTCGGGAATAAAAGGAAGCAATAAAGAAGTTGTAGTATGGAAAGGAAATCTCGGAATAACATTATGTACTAGTGGTATTGTTGCTGGCGGTATTACAGTTTCTGGATTTACTTGTGATTATATTGCAGCAGGAGATAATCATATAGTAGTAAAAAAACACATTGGTGGATTAACTGCTTGGGGTGATAATACATACAATCAGTGCAATGTTATTAATTTTCCTGCTAATGTTAGTTTAATATCTGCTGGCTCAAAACACAGTGCAGCAATTTCAACAAATAATATACATCTTTCTGGAAAAATCACAACATATAATTATATTGCAGGATGTACTGGTGCTCAAGAAAATATTGATGTTAGTAATAAAAGTATATCTGGAAATTTTTCTAACATATCTTCTGGCAAAGAACATATGTGTTTGCAGAAATCTGGCTTAAATAAAAAATATATTGGGGTAATATCTTCTATTGATTCAATTTATAAACGTATTTTTGTAAAATCGCATCAATTTACAGATCCTAATTCTATTATTATAAATGATCCTTCTGGTATTGTAGTTTCTATCTGGCGTTGGGATAATTCTAGATCCTCGTATTTGCAAGTTAAAACAATACAAAATCAACTTCTAAGTATTCAAAAATACTTAGATTCTACTTTGTATATAACACAAAACGATAATATGGTGGATGTAACTTCTGATTCTAATTGGTTTAATTTATATTTGCCGAATTATCAAACGGCAGCAAGTAATAGTAATTTTATTACATTAAGAAAAAAATTAATGAATGATGTTTTTTTAAAAAAACAACAAATTAGTTATCTGTCAAACGATAAAATAGATTTACTTAAAAGAAAAATTAATGATAACATAACAGTAAGTGATATTATTAATATTAAGATAAGTGAGTTATAATGATACGACACGCTCAAATAGATATTCCAAATATAATAATTGATAATGTTTTTATAGAAACACCTTTAAATAGTTTTACAATTTATCCACGAACTACTGTTCTCTCATCAGAATCCTTTATTTTTGAAAAAATAACTATTAATGAAGATATGTTTGCTGAAAGCATTTTTGGATCTTTAGAATTCTACGATTCTTCTTATATTTTAGATCAACTAAATTTGTCTTTTTATGATAAAATATCTTTTAAATTAGACAATATTGTATATAATTTTAAAATTACAGAAATAATAAATTCTTCTGATTTAGCATCTAAAGTAATACACGGACCAGCTGGTAATGCACAAAAAATTACTATTAATTTTTCTTCGGAAGAATTTATTTATAGTAATTTTGATGTTAATCTGTATGAAAATTTTATAGGCAAAATATCAAAAGGTATTTGTGGACCAGAAAGTTCACCATTTTCACTAATTGCTCAAGGATTTGATTCTACTGAATTTCATAATGCAGAAAAAGAAATGGTGGGATTAGTTCAAACATTATTTGGAGATACAACAAAAATGACAAAAGTATCTAAAAAGCCATTAGTTGCTGATGATACTTTTAATGATATTTGGGTAAAGACAGAAAATTTCTTTTATCCATTTTATAAATTAGGAAATTCTTTACGTATATCTCATTTAATGAATTATTTGTCGGAATATGCTTGTAGTTATAATAATAGCAATGCAGTTAATTTTTTCTTTTGGGAAGATTTAAAAAATTGGAATTTTAAATGTATTGATGAACTATTAAAAGACAAAAGTAATCATAAAGGAACTTATAATCTAGCAGGTCTTGCAGGAAGTGAAGATAAATTTGAAGATACTGTAATTTCCATGGAAATAATTAGTGATATTTCGCCAGCTAAATTATTAAACACAGGAGCATTATTTAGTCAATATGTTCGTATAATGCCTGATTGGGGTAATGTATATCGTGGATTTTTAGATAGTGCATCAAGTTTGATAAAGACCCAAGTTACATATAGTTTTCAAAGCGATAGTAAAAATTGGAAAAGAATATCAGAATATCCAATTGTTGGAATAACTATCGCTACAAGATACGAAAATCAAAAGAATTATAATAGTAATGCTATTTTTGATTTTAATTATGGATTTTATTCTGGTGCGTATAATTCAGAAAAAAAACCTTGGTGGAATTTTTATGATTTTTCTACTAATGCATATTTTAGTAAAGAGTTTTCTGGATTAACGGCTGGAGTAACAGGAGGAATACCAAATAAGAAAAATTTATTTGAAGGAAATACAGCAGCAAAAGAAGTTTCAAGAATAGAAAACGAATACTGGCAATCTCAATTTGATTTTTCTGAACTTCCTGGTGCATTTTTACGTAAAATATACAAAGAGATAAAATGGCCTTTAACTAAAGCTAGATGGGATTATGCTGAAGCTAAAAAAACAAAAACTGAATGGGGTGTTTATAAAAATGTTATTTGTTGTGATTCTATTTCTAGTAAAAACAATAAATCCGATTTTTATGCCTTAATATACGCAGCAGATAAAATTTACGGAGGTAATAGTTTACCATTTGAAGGTGTATGTGGAGCAAACGCATTTAACATTGATCCTGGAGGAATATACGCTTATTCTTGGCAAGAAGTTGAATTTTGGCCAAAATCTGAGGTTAAAGATATATTATCATCTTCTTCTGAAATAATAGAATTTGATGGTACTTCGATGGCTTCCTTTCCTTTTGTGTTTGTTAGTGATTCGTCTTCGTTAAAAGGAAATTTTGGTTATACTGCAGGTTATACTGGTCCAGATAATCGTGCATATAATTTGAATGAAATTTTAAATACTACTATTCCGAAATTATTTGAAAGTGATATTGAATATAATACATTAATGATGAATCCTGGTGTATCTTCGCCATTAAAAATAAACGATGGTGATAGAAAAAATTATAGTTCTTATCCAAAAAAATATCAAATGATGCCTGTTGGTAAGTTTAGAGTAATAGACAATCAATGTCCAAATTTTGCAGAAAACGGAACAAGAATACCACCATCCTCTGAGACTATAACCAGGGCTGGCATGTATTATGGAGGAAGAATTGTTCAGATGAAAGTAATAGGATCTGAAAACTTAAAAATGATTCGAGGATTTACTCTTCCACAAGAACTTCCGTTAAAAAAACAAAGAGAATATATGTTTTTGTTTGATGTTGATAATACTCATGATGGGTTGTGTACAGGAGATTGTGCATAATGACTAAACGTATAACACCATATTTTGAATATCATTTAGATAATTTTTTAGGAATTCAAGACGGAACACAGAATTCTAAATTTATTCATTCTTTAAATGCTACTTCTTCAAACTTGTATGAAATTAGTGAATTTGGTCCTTGTATGAATCCTAAAGGATTTGTTTCTAATATTGATTGTCCGTCAGATAACCCTTATTGCAATTGTCCACAACAAAACTTAATGCCAAAAGGATTGTCAGGAAAGGAACCAACAGATAACCAGTTATTAGAGTTATTACAACAATCTAATGAATGTTTTAAAATAAAAACAGTATTATCGGATAGATGGTTTGGTGTTGATTATTCAAATCCAAATTGTTTATATAATTGTATTTCTGGAATTAGTTCTAACAACAAAGGATATACAGCAATTTCTGTATTTCAGGGAATTTGTGGTGCATCTGGTGACTTTCCTTATAATAGGAGAAAATCTTACACAGAAAATGATTCAGAATACATCTTATCCTTTGTAGGAATTACTGGTGCAACTGGTGCAACTGGTGCTGTTGGTCTGACTGGCGATCTTTTAAATAATTTTAAAGATTATTTGGCATATTCCAGAACAAATGCTACTTTTTGGAATACACCCGCAAAAACTCCTCTTTTACGAAAAGCACAAACAAGTCTATTAACTTATCAAAGGGTAAGGATTGTGGTAAATGGTTTATTTGATATCAAACCTGGTAATACTATTAATCTGAACATACCAACAGGAGAATCTAAAACTATATCTAAAACTAGATTTGATGGTAGATGGATGATATATAAAATTGAGCGTATAATAACAACTAATAAACATTCAATGATATTATCATTAATGAGAGACGGATCTCCGATTAATCCAGAAACAATAATAAAAACAATATCTACAGAAAAAGCATAATAAATGGCACCAATTCCCCGACCAACTTATAAAGATATAGACTTTTTGTTAGAACAAAATATTCTTACTTCAGAAATGAACACAAAGCTGGATGCATTTGCAGTATCTCAGACTATAAAGAATATATTATTAACTACACAAGGAGAAAAGCTATTTCTTCCTTATTTTGGAGGAAATTCTGAAGAGTTGATGTTTAATTCTTTAAGTGTTGTAGAATTAGAAAACAAAAAGATATTTTTTTTGGCGGTTCTAGGATTATACGAACCAAGAGCTTCAATAACAAACATAAATATTACAGACTCTACGTTTGGTTATTGGATTATAAATATAGAATATTACATAAGATCAAATCCAGATGTTACTAGATTTTTACAAATAACAACAGAATAAATAAACTATGACAAATCCACAAATAAATATAGCATCTTTAAGTTTTGATGACATAAAAACGTCACTAAAAGATTATATTACAAATCAAGCTGGTTCTCCGTTTTCTTCATATACTGGTAGTGCATTTGATAGCTTATTAGATATTTTTGCATATAATACTTTATTTTATTCATTTTATAGTAATATGGTTGCAAATGAATCATTTCTTGATACTGCTACTTTAGAAAATAATATTATTTCTTTAATAAAACCTCTTGGAGTATTAGTTCCAGGAAAAAGTTGTTCAGCTATGGGAATTACGGCTTCTGTGTCTATCAGTAAAAGTGTTGTATCATATTCTACAATTTTTAGTGGAACCAATTCTTCTGGAACTTTTAAATTTTATAGTATTGATGATCTTAATCTATCATCAACACCAACAAAAATTAATTTATACGAATCAAATTTTGTTGCTAAAAATATTCCTATAAATGTAGACATACCAAATCAAAAAGCATTTTTAGGAGATACAAATATTGATATTTACACACTAACTGTATTTGTTAATGGTGTTAAGTGGTCTAAACATAATAATTTTGAAATAAAAACAGGATCTAGTGATAATGTGTATTTTGTAGATAGAACTACTTCTGGTTTTTATTTGATTTTTGGCAAAAAAACAATAAATGATTATCAATCATCTTTTGGTAAAAATGTAAGCATTTCTGATGTAGTGACTATATCTTATTTGTCTCCATCAGGAACTATATCTAACGGAATTAGTAGTATAGTTAGTGCTGGTATTGTAGTTAATCAATCTTCAATATCTACTGGCGGAACTGATGGAGTAAATTTGGAGTTGTATCGTAATTTTGCACCAAAATTATTTGCATCTAACGATAGAGCAGTAACTAAAGATGACTATTATGGTATTTTATTACAATACCCAAACCTTCCAAGTTTAATTACAACAAAAGAACAAATTAATGTTTGGGGTGGAGATGAACTAAATCCCCCAATATATGGTAGAGTTTTTGTTTCTTTTGCTGGTGAATCTTTATCAAAAGATACTGCTAGTGTTGTACAATCTATGGAATATATTAAAAATAAATCTATAGTTACCATTATTCCTGAATATGTTCGTATGCAGCCAATTATTATAAAATTTGATATTACTGTTTCAAATAGTACAGATACTGCCAATACTATTAAGAATAAAATAGAAACATATTATAATACAAAAATATTTAATAATAATATTAATGACACAATTATTAGGGATATAGTACGTTTACTTAGTAACTCTTCTTCATCTACAATAAATATTACTAAAACAACACTAATTCTAAATGTCTATGGAAGCACAGCAATAAAAAATGTTTATTTTAAGAATGAATTTAAAAGACCAAATCAAGCTGCAGCCGCTGGAACTGTAGTAACATCTAGTATATTTTCCTACAATAGTAATAATATTACACTAAAAGATATTCCTACAACATTCAACGCCAACAACGAAGCAATATTTGGAAATTTATGCGGATTTAATACTGCTGATAACTCTAACGTTGGAATTTTGGGATTTGTAAATTATGAATCTGGATATATTACAATAAAACCTAAAATTCTTCCTAGTTCAGCAACAGAAATTGGAATTACACCAAAAAATACAAATATTATTAACATGAAACAAGAGTTGATACCAACAGTAATAGTATCGGTAACAATATGATACTATTTTTCACAAATTCTTTAATTAAAAAAACACAAGAAATCAATGTAAGTCTTGGTGATTTTAATCAAGAAGAAGAAAAACAAAACTTTAATGTTGTGATGGCAATGGCACCTGGACCTGTTCCTGCTTCTTGTGTTTATCCAATAGATATTCCAAGTTTATTTCCTCGTTGGTTGCAGAAAATAAGTACATCTGGCAATTCAAACTTAATAGAACTAACAAAAAGATATTACAATTGGTTAGTATGTGAATCTTATGATATAAATTCTGTTGGTTTTTTAGATTTAGAATCTATAAATGATATAGAAAATATGCCAGATAGTTATGTAAAATACATGGCAAGTACTTATTTACCAAGTATTAATCCGATGTCAATAAACTATCCAGGTTATTCTGCTGGTAACATAGATCACTCTAAAATTAGATTATTATTAGATAATATAAAAATTAATTTATATTCTCGCAAAGGATCTAAAGATAGTTATGTTATAGCTATTAATGAACTTTTTGATATTTTACCAGAAAATATAAATATTTCATATCCTAAAAAATTTGTTATGCGATTAAATGGTGGTAGATACGATTGGATGGGTCTTGAAACAACACAGGTTCCAGACACAATAGCAAGTATAACACCAGAATTAACATCTAGTTTTTTAAATTTTTCAGTTTTGTCTGATAATAGTTTATGGCAAGATTATTCCTATGTTGTTAATGTAGCTGGTCTTTCTTTAGATGCATATAATAACGTAATACGGCCATTGCTACATCCTGCTGGAACTGCTGATTTTTTTGAAATTAGAGAAGATATTTTTAATAATAATTCAGAAACAATACATTTTAGTGCTAGCGAAATTCCTGTTATTAGGAATTATCGTGGTTATACATTAGGTTCTTCTACGTCTCTTTCGAGCTGTAGTCAAGGTGCTGGATATAGAACATTTGTATTTCCGTCTTGGGATATAGAAATTGGTAGTCATTCTGGAGTAACATTTGGTAATATAAATATAGATGATTTCTTACTTTTAACTCCGCAATCAGGCTCAGTATATCCAAACGAATCTTTAGTTCAACAAGGAATGTGCGTATAATAATGTCAAATAATATTCAAAAATTATCATCACTAACTATGAGTCAGACACCAGAAGAATTGTTTTTAATTTTAGGACAAATTAAAGATCCTGATGTTGGCTTTAATCCTGTTTCTGATGCAGTATACGGAAAACGAATTCCTGCTAAAGAAAAATGTATGATTGCTAAAAATAATATATGGCAATCTAAAACATATAATCATGTTGGGTCTATTAATAATTATTATGTATTAAATTCAAATAATAATATTGTTTATTTGTGTATTTCTAATAATAAAAATAATAACGAAAATTCAAATAATATATCATCAATTATTCCTAATCACACAACACCAACAATAAATCAATTATCTGATGGATATTCTTGGCTCCCATTATATAAAATAGATCCTAGTAAATATCAATTTATTACCAATACAGATCTTCCGACTGCAACCATTTCTGTAGAAAATGAATATAATTCATTTTCTGAAAAATACAAACCATTATGTGGTTCTGGTATTACTAATTTTGGATGTTGTTGTCTATATTTTAAAGAAAACAATACAGACGAAATTACTCAAGAAATTTACAAAAAAGGTGATCAAACTAATGAGATTGTATTTTCTGATTGTTATGAATGTCAGAAATTAGCAGATTCTTTAGATCGAGAGGTTTTGTTTTTAGAAGGATTAACTGCAGGATCTATTACTTCTAGTAGTAAGAAAAATTTATTATGTCCATCAACAAAACTACCAAGAAGTATTTTAGAAAAATTAGATGATAATAAATATGAAACAATACCAACCAGTAGTAATGCTTTTGCGTATAATTTATTAAATACCTTTGATAATTTTGGGGGTATTATGTTTGCACGTATTAATCTTGATGCAATGTCAGATTTACAAAAGACCATAAGTATTGCAAATCCAATAGTAGATATTATTGATACTCAGGGATCTGGTGCTATTATTAAATTAAATACTTTTCAAATTAATCAAAATACTCATAAAATAACAGGAATTGAAATAATATCTAGAGGATCTGGATACACAGAATTACCTGATTTTTCTGTTCAGGGTATTTCTTCAGATAATATAATTAATTCGTATATTAATATTGGTGTTTTTCCAGAATCTATATTTGTTTCTGCCGATAAATATGTTTTACCTATATCGTATAAAATTAAAACAACAATTAAAACCGATGAATTATCTTCTTTATTATCAACAAACATAATAGATAGTTTTGCAATATTAGCAAATCCAGAATATATAGAAAATAATTCTAAAGTAAAATCTACAACAAACAATAATGATTATTTTTCTTTAGAAACTAGAGTTGTGTGTGG